GGAGATACTGGTTCCGCAGGAAGTAATGGTACTAATGGAAGTGCAGGTGCTAAAGGTGCCAAGGGGGATACTGGTGGCGTTGGAGCTACGGGAGCAAATAGCACAGTAGCTGGTCCAACTGGCGCAACTGGAGCTCAAGGAGCGACAGGGCCTCAAGGAGCAACTGGAAGTGCAGGTGCTAAAGGTGCCAAGGGGGATACTGGAAGTACTGGACCACAAGGTTCAATAGGTGCTACCGGAAGCGCGGGAGCGAAAGGGAACACTGGGTCTGCTGGGAGTAACGGCACCAATGGAAGTGATGGGGCAACAGGGAATAGCCACTTATCGGGGATAACGAGCATGGCGATAGACTCTAAAACTGGCGATTTGAGCATTGTCGTTTCAGGAAAAACCTATATTTACGCAAAAAAACTTAAATAATAACAAAATAGGAGAGGAAATGGATTACCCTGGTAAAATAATATGATGTTTTGAATATTTTCTTGATATATATAAATAAACAGTTATGGGAAATGTTATTAAAAATTTAGCAAAAAAGGCAATCCAATCCGGCGGATCTATTCATCCACTTATAATACCAAGCAATGAAACAAATGGTACAGGGTTATGTAATCCGTCTGTATATGTTGATAAAGACAATATAATAGTAAATGTACGGCATGTAGACTATCTATTGTATCACTCAGTAGGATCACAATACTATATGGATCAAGAAAATTGGGGAAAATTCCAATCAAGGTGGGGACCCCTCTCATACTTACATCCTGAAGACGACCTAAGACTAAAAACTACAAATTACGTGTGTGAATTAGACAGTAATCTCGATATCAAGACACATTATAAAGTAGGTACTTCAAAATTAGATGTAGAACCGGTATGGACATTTACTGGATTAGAAGATGCTAGAATAGTTAGATGGGATGCTAAATTATATCTATGTGGTGTCAGACGAGATGTTAAAGATAATGGTGAGGGTAGAATGGAACTATCAGAACTTGATGAAAATTACAATGAAATATCAAGAGTTAGAATAGAACAGTTCAACAATCCAATATCATATTGTGAAAAAAATTGGATGCCGGTATTAGATATGCCATATCATTTCATAAAGTGGGCAAATCCAACTGAGTTAGTGAAGGTAGACCCAGAAACAGGTAGAAGTGAGACAGTATATCAATCAAAAACAAAGATCGATTTACCCAGAGAACTAAGAGGAAGCTCACATATTATAAAATGGGGTGATTTTTGGTTAGGAATAACACATGAAGTTGACTATTGGTATTTTACTGGTAGAGGTGATGCTTGCAAGGACGCAATGTATAAACACCGAATTATTTTATGGGATGATGATTGGGATATTGTAAAAGTTACTGCTGAATTTCAATTCATGGATGGCCAAATAGAATTCTGTACAGGTGCAGCTATTAATGGTGATGATTTATTAATATCATTTGGTTTTCAAGATAATGGCGCATATTTATTAAAAACCCCTAATAACATTATTAATGATCTACTTGATAATTATACTATACAAATCAATAAAAAAGAAAATGTTATAGAATTCCCAAGTGTTAAGTATAATAGCAAAAAATATGAAAACTTGAGACATAAGTTTAAAGGTTCTAATAATATTGACATCAACTACTCACAGGCGTATCAGGATATGTTTGTATTGAGTATGTTAGAAGGCAAAAGAAAAGGATCATATTTAGAAATAGGATCTGCAGAACCCTTCTATAATAATAATACTGCACTACTAGAGGTAGAATTTGGATGGGTGGGTATATCATTAGACATTTCTGAAGAGTTAGTAAATGAATTTTCAAATGAACGAAATAATTTAGTATTATGTAAAGACGCATTAAAAGTAGACTATGAAGAAATATTAAAGTCTTTTAATGTAGGAAAAAATATAGACTACTTACAGATAGATTGTGATCCACCTGAAGTTTCATTTGAAATACTCAAGTTAATCCCATTTGATAAATATAAATTTGCAGTTATTACATTCGAACATGATAATTATGTGGATAGCACAAAGTCAGTAAGAAAAGAATCTAGAGAACTATTACAATCCCACGGTTACATTTTAATAGCAGGTAACATAGCACCAAACGACACAGATAACTTTGAAGATTGGTGGGTACATCCTGATTTAATATTAAATAAGACTATAGATAAAATGATATGTAAAAATGATGTAACAAAAAATGCAGAAAAGTATATATTTGATGAAGTATTGTATCCTAATTTGAACTATGTAAATACTGTGAAAATGGAGTAGAACCATCATGAATCATTTAAAACAAGCATTATTAAATTACATAGGAAACCCAAGCTCAGATATATTATGCTTTGAACTCGGATATGAATATGGCAAATTAGGTCAATATGCAACAGCATTATCATTTTATTTAAAGTCTGCTGAGATAACAAAAAACGATGATTTAGCATACGAATCCTTAATCTGCGGATCAGTATGTTTGACAATACCAGGTAGTAGAGATTATTCAGCAAAGGGTATATTGTTACATGCAGTTTCATTAATCCCAACTAGACCTGAAGCATATTACTTTTTAAGCAGATTACATGAAAGCAACTATGAGTGGCAGGAAGCATATACAATGGCATCGTGTGGATTAGAATTCTTAGAAAACTCAAAAAACGTAACTAATAAGTACTTGGGTTATAATGAGGACCATCATTTACTTTTCCAAAAATCAGTTGCTTCATGGCATATAGGTAGAATTGAAGAAAGCAAGGAATTAACATATAAACTAAGTAAAGATAACAATCTTGATAAGAAACATAAATTAGCAATAAAAAATAATCTAAAGAATATAGGACACCCTAGTCATTTAAAATAGGTTTTTCAAAATTTAATATATATATATTAACAACACAAATAACGTAGGAGTTATAACATGGCAAGTAAAGAAACAAAATTCACAGAAGATGAATTAAAACAACTTCAAGATCTACAGACATCATATCAACAAGCACAACTGCAATTCGGTCAATTAAAAGTGCAGCAAGTACTAGCACAACAACAGGCTGACGCAATGATGGAAGCTGAGGATAAATTAGAAGCTGATTATGTAGATATTCAAGAATCAGAACGCAAATTAGTAGATACTTTGAACGAGAAGTATGGTCCTGGATCACTAGATCCAACCACCGGTGTATTCACACCAACACCTCAAACTGAAGAACCTACTAGTTAATAAAACTTTAGTAAATACTATTGTTTGACTATTTTTATTATATTTATATATGAATAATTTAAGTTATTATTCGTTTTAATTATATTTAACATAAATCGGGAGAAGAAACATGGCAGAACGTATAGTAAGTCCTGGTGTATTCACTCGTGAACGTGATCTTTCTTTCTTACCACAAGGAATCGCTGATATTGGCGCTGCAATTGTAGGACCTACTGTAAAAGGTCCAGCATTTGTTCCTACTATAGTACGTAGTTTCCAAGAGTTTGAAAGTATATTCGGATCGACAGATTCACGATTTTACACACCGTATACAGTTCAAAACTATCTACAAGGTGGTGCTGGAACTGTAACTATAGTTCGTGTTCTTGGCTTAGGTGGATACACAAATGATTATCTATCAATCAAAGTCGGAACAAAAACTGTAGCAATTTTGAAACCATCTAGAGGTGGCACAAATGGGACGGTAGCATTACAAGGAAGTGGGAGTGTAACAGGGACGTGGGCAACAGGTACTCTAACAGTATCATCCAGTGCAGGAAACATTTCAAAAACAATTTCATTTAACACATCAAGCGCAGATTATATTGAAAACGTAATCAGTTCTGACCCTCAAGTTCAAACTTCAGGTCAAGATACACTACCAGTGTATTTACATAAGAACTTTAAAACGTATCAATCATCTATATCATCCGGATCTTCATCTATGGTAAGTGGTTCTGATAATTTATCAAACGATTACTCAGTAGCATCTACACCATCGTTACAATCGCAGTTGATTGCAGGTGCTAGATATAACTTGTTCAAAGTAAATACTAGATCACACGGAACTGGTGTAAATGATAATTTCAAAATCGCTATTAGTAACGTAAAAGCTGCAGGTAGTGTAGCGGGTAGTGATTATGGGTCATTTACTATGGCTTTACTAAAAAACAATCCTGGGCAGAATGACGATGGTCAGCTTATTGAAAGTTGGGATAATATGAGCTTTGATAAAGCAAGTTCGAACTTTTTTGCTAGAGTAATTGGTGATAGGTACGTAACTACTGATAGCGCTGGAAAATTAACATATAATGGTGATTGGCCAAATCGATCAAACAACGTATATGTTAGTGATTTCTCAGCAGCAGCTGATGGGTCGTTACCTGTAACATGTGTTCCTATGGGGCATGCATCTGCAACTAATCCTGCTGCAGGCACCACAACAATCCCAGCAGCGTCATTCATTTCTGCACAGAATAACGCTCAAGGTGAATTTGATAGTAACGTTTATTTTGGTTGGGAATTTGCAGCAGATGATAATAAACAATACTTAGCACCACTACCATCAGGCGCTGGTAGTGGATCAAACGTATCCATGAGTCTTGAAGATATGTTAGGTGATGCAGATGCTAGTACTTTAGGGTCAACCTATTCTGGTGCAGCTGATCTGGTAACGTTAGCTTTATCTCACATCAAACAGCGCAAGTTCGTTGTACCTTTTCAAGGTGGATTTGATGGAGACAATCCTGCTAATCCTAAAAGTGTAGGTAATGATATATCTGCTACAAACACTCAAGGATTTGATTGCTCTACAGCAGCAGCCAGTGGGTCGGTTGCGTTCAAACGCGCTATCAATGCAGTCAGTAATCCTGATGAATTTGATATCAATTTACTAGTAACACCAGGTATTGTTCATGCTTACCATCCAAAAGTAACTAATCATTCGATATCTACTTGTGAAAGTAGAGGAGATGCTTTTTACGTATTTGATGGGTCTAAGTATGGTGAGACTGTTGATAACGCTATAGGTGATATTAGCACATTAGATACAAATTATGCAGCAACTTACTTTCCATGGGTCAAAGTTCTTGACGACTCTACGAATCAACCAACATGGGTTCCACCATCAGTAGTACTTCCAGGTATCATTTCATATACCGATCAAGTAGCACATGAATGGTTTGCCCCAGCTGGATTAAATCGCGGTGGTTTAACTCAAGTGCTTGAAGCTAAAACGCGATTAACACATTCAGAAAGAGATACTCTTTATGAAGATAGAGTTAATCCAATAGCATCATTTCCAGGTCAAGGTGTTGTAGTTTGGGGTCAAAAGACTCTACAAGCAAAACCATCAGCGCTAGATCGAGTTAATGTTCGCAGACTATTAATCAAATTGAAGAAGTTTATTGCATCTTCGAGTAGATATTTAGTATTCGAGCAAAACTCATCAGCTACACGGAATAGATTCATGAACGTGGTCAATCCATTTCTAGAATCAGTACAGCAAAACTCAGGTTTATCAGCATTTAAAGTGGTAATGGATGATTCCAATAACACTCCAGATGTTGTCGATCGAAACCAGTTAGTGGGTCAGATATTTATCCAGCCTACAAGAACAGCAGAGTTTATTGTACTTGACTTCTCAGTCATGCCTACAGGAGCAACATTTCCTGAATAATTGATTAGGTAGATCTAACACCCAAAAAACCCACCTAAGCAGTGGGTTTTTTGTTTATACTTAAAACTGCGAAAAAACTCAGAAGAATACGTACAAATGATTAGTGTGTTTTTTTAAATTTCTTATATTTATATACAAGCTATTAAATATATCTAATTTAGGAGATACACCATGTCAGAATTACTAGATCCTTCGGAAATCATGTTCACACCGTTCGAGCCGAAAACAAAGAACAGATACATCATGTATGTTGAAGGAATACCAGCATATCTAATTAAAACAGCAAATAGACCTTCAATTACATTTGACGAGATCGAGTTGAATCATATTAACATCAAGCGCTTTGTTAAAGGTAAAGGCACATGGGATACTCTCGAAATCACTCTATACGATCCAGTAGTACCATCAGCAGCTCAGTCTGTAATGCAATGGGTACGTCTAGGGCACGAATCAGTAACTGGAAGAGATGGTTATTCTGATTTTTATAAGAAAGACATAACTATTAATGTCTTAGGACCTGTAGGTGATAAAGTCGAAGAATGGACACTTAAAGGTGCATGGATTCAATCAGCAAACTTTAACGATTTGGATTGGAGTTCATCAGATCCTACTGAAATTAGTTTGACGTTGAGATATGACTACGCCATTCTCCAGTTTTGATTAAAGTATTACTTTAAGTGATTGTGTTTAAGTGTAATTGTAATAGAGAGTTTGAATCATACGATAGGAGTAAATAATATGAGCTTTATTAAACAAATGCTTTCAGATGATGCGAAGATTTCCAGTAAGAGATTTATTGGCTTTGCGTCATTTGCGATGTTAGTATGTAGTTGGATAGCTAACACATTTTTTAAATTCGCAATAAGTGAGACAATATTAGAAAATTTTATGTACATAACAGTTGTCGGGCTTGGAGTCACAGCAGCAGAAAAGTTCGGGAGACAATCAAAATGAAAATAACTAAAGCACAATTAAAAGAAATAATTAGAGAAGAAATTTATCTTATAGAAAATAATTCAAATTTTGCAATCGATGCTAAAAATACTATACAAAGTATAAAAATATCATCACTATTAAAGAAACAGTTTCCAAATGTTAAGTATGAAAAAACTTCAACTTTTTTTGATTTTAGTGGTTATATTGATAAAAGTGTAGCCGATAAAATTTATAAAGCCCTAAAAGGAAGTGGTATAAAATTTAATGTCGATGGTATATAGGAGACAATCAAAATGAAAATAACTAAAACACAATTAAGAGAGATGATTAGAGAGGAAATCCAAGCACAGAGTAAGTCCATGAGTCAGGAATTTAAAACATCATTTAAAGAATCTGTAAATGAAGCTAAAGCACTTTCTAAGATGAATACTGATGAACTCATCAAGCATTGGGAAAAAGAATCAAAAACTGTAGAAATGATGAAAGATAAAAAACAAATTGATAAAACTGCATATAGAGTTGAGAGTGGAAAAATAGCAAGAATATTAAATTATTTAGGGGGACTCAAGAAGGATATGAGTGGCAATTAAGGAATTTTTATTCTGCTCACTACTGGTGTGGCAAATAGGAATAATAATCTACATCCTGCAGGAACTCAATGAAGCGGATGAAGATAGCGTATCGGACACAGATGAAAAACAGTATATCAAAGGTGAAGATGGATTCTTTTTAAGAAATTTTAAAAGAAATGAAAAGTTATATATATAGAAAGAAGTGAACTTGATAATATAATGAAAGGATTAAAACAAGCGCGATAATAACTATAATATTATCACGTGGAGTATATTTATTCCATTAAAAAGACTTGACTTTAACACAATAAAGTCGTATATTAAAAGGTTATGAAGAAAATACAAATAATAGCAGTATCGGATAATCATTGTGATTATTCATTTGATGTACCTGAAATTTCAGATGATGTTACTTCGGTGCTAGTACATGCAGGTGATGCAACATACACAGATAAACCAACTGAACTTCAAGATTTCATATATTGGATGAAAGGCCAAACACAGTTTGACTATAAACTTTGGATTGCTGGAAATCACTCCTTAGGGATTGAAGATTTTCCGTATAACGCAGAAGTCATAGATAATGAATGTGATTCTATGTACATACACGATACAGTAGTAGAGATAGAAGGACTTAAATTCTTCGGTAGTAACTTCACACCCGAATTTAATAATTGGGCATTCAATCTTACAGAAAGACAATCAAAAATATTTTGGGAGAATGCACCAGAAGCTGATGTTGTAGTTTGTCATGGCCCCCCATATAAAGTTTTAGATTCAGTTACACCAGAATATAAACACGAAAGACCATTAGGTTGTATTCACTTTAAAAATTATTTAGAACGAGTTAAACCTAAAGTTGCAATGTTCGGCCATATCCACGGTTCGGGTGGAATGAAAGAAACAATCAAATGGAATGATGATAGTGTGACTGAATGTTTTAACGTTTCTGTGATGAACGAGCAATATAAACTAACAAATCCAGTAACCATTATAGAGATATAGATGCCAAAATACACTCACGTAGATAAGGGATTAGATTTACTAAAGTGTATAGGTGTAATTAAAAAGTTTAAGTATTATACGAACACTGATTCCTATACTGTATTTGGAGACTTACAAATCCCAGGAATTAAACATAAAATTTATAATGCCGATGAATTTTCTAAATTAAGTGCAAGTGAATTATACGCACGAATAATTGTAGATTTTAACATGAATGAAGATGATAATCATAAAGGTTTTTTCTACAAAGTAAAAAATAAATTGAAAAAGTTAAGTAATGCTATCATTAATTGCCGTACGGCATATTGGAGTGAAGACCATACGCTTGAAATCTATAATATAATGAATAGACTAATAAATGATGGAGAGATAAGTCGCTCTGAAATGTTACGGTGTAATGAATTATGGAAAAAATACAAAGATGAGTAAGGTAATTATATTATCAACTCCATCATTTAATGATAATTGGGTATATACTATGTTTAAACAAAATACTATAACAGAGAAATTAGATAAGTTATTACGAAGAATTATATTCACTACTTCTTCGTCTCAAACACTAGTTGAACGAAGTGATATTCTTCGGGTTAAGTCTATGATTGGATGTTATCCAAC